TTTAGAAGTCACAGCAGGATCATCAGCGAATCCACCGTCTGCCGCGAACATAGTTGATTGCTGTGTATCCCATGGTTGAGCATCAATAGGTGCGTCATATATAAAAGGTTTAGCCGGTGGTGTCATAACATCTTCTGTTAAAGTAGCTATACCTCTAGGTGTTCTATCAATCATAGTTTCATCAACCATCATTCCTCTAGGTAATACAGACGGCTGATCCATCTGTGGCATATCGTATGATGCTTTTTCAGTATAAGGCATTCCTCCAGTTATCATTTCTATAATCGCTTTTTGAATATTTTCTGGAGTAATAGGTAAACCTCTTTGTCTTAAATAATCCATAATCATTTCTTGTCTAGTTGGACCTGGTGTAGTTTCTACAACTTCTTCGTCTTCTACTACATCCATAATTCCACCTTCTTGTTTTTTCTTTCTTTTCTTTTTTAATCTCTCATAGTAACCTTTGTAATCAGCTACATCTTCAACATCTGGATTAGCTATTCTCCATTCTCTCATGTTATCTATTTTTTCAAACACAGGAGGATTACCTAGTTTTGGTGGATCAATTCTTCCACCTTCAGCAGCCATTTCTGTTGGTACAATTTGTTTTTCAATGTCCATCATTTCATCAGGTTCAATAATCATTTCATCTTCTGATTGGAATTCATTTATATCGTCATCCTCATATCCTTGAGCAGTAGCCATTTTAACTTTTACAAAGTCTTCAAATTCTCCTTGAAAACCTTGAGCTACCATTTCTTTATATTCTTTAATTAGTTGCATTAAAGCTTGAGCTTCATCTGCACCTAATTGTTTAAGGATATCTTGAAATTCTGGATCTGTTCCAAGATCCATTTCCTCTTCTGTCATTAAATCTATTTGATCGTCTATTGCCATAATTTTGCCTAAATCATTAATCTACTTGGTTTTTGCAAATAAATCAAGCTTTGGCACCTCCACTATTACATCCCTTTTAATATCTTCAGGGTTAATTCCTTTGTTTTTCCACTCATCTTCAGTGGCATATTTCTCTCCCGTAGTCTTATGCTTTATAATAGTCTTTGTTTTAGCATATATCACAGGAATCTCCTTACCTTTTACTGTTATTTTATCACTCATTAGGCTACTACCTCTTTCTTAATATTTAGATAACTAATAGCTACATCAAAAGAACCTGTATTACTTGATTGAACAGTCAAAGTAGTTCCTCCTTCTACAACCATAGGCATTGTTAATAATTCTCTTGTTTCATTAGCTGTTAAAGCAGCTGATTTTATTGTTGTTATAGCGTTATTTAATACTGTAACTGTAGGCGTTGACGCTGAAGTTACTTTAATGGATTTAACTATGTATGTTTCTGAAGCCTGTGGGTTTTGAACGCTGCCACTGGTACCAAACATAGTAAGAGCATTACCTGTGGTATCATTATCTACTCCATAAAATTTAAATTCGTTTACTACTGCCATTAATTTATAAAGAAGTTAAATGCTTCTATTTCCTGTTTTATTTCTTCTTGATATGTGGTGTTTAGTTTTTCTATTACACCATCTAAATCTCTTATTAAAGAGTGAGCTACAGCTGCATCGTACTGCTCTGAAGCTCTAGTTATAACTTGTACTATTTTTGCCATTAAATATAACCCTTATATATATTTTGAATTTGTGTATCTACCTCTTGGGGAACTTGATATCCTTTTTTATTTGATGGAAGTTGATCAAATGATCCTCCATACCATTTATCATAAAACTCTTCTGGTTGGAGAGGGTCTGGATAATCTTTAAAAACAAGTCCTTTAGATTTATTTTGAGCAGATAATTTTTTATAAGCATCTGTAGCACTAAAACCTAAATCTTTTAACGACTCTACCATTCCTTTTTGAGGGGTGTTCCATCCTACTTGCGTAATCATATTTTGAAATGCAGGATCAATATCACTTCTTGGTAAAGTTGAATACATTTCTTTATAAGGATCGTATGAAGTTACAGTTCCCATACCCAGAGGGTCTATTGTTGCAAGCGTTCCAGGTTGAGTCATTGCTCTTCTTGCTCGCGCTTGAAGATCAGAAGCAGAATAGTTTAATGGCATGTCTAATTGATTTACGATGTTAAGTCTTTCTTGTAAATTACTAATTGGAGAAGAAGTTTTTGTCATTAATTTTTGTGTTAATGGATTATTCGTAATTCCATAATTAAAATCTTGATTTTTAAAAGGATTATCAATAATCATTGAAGGATCCATTCCTTCAGGAATATATACTTTTTGATCTTCAGGGGCAGTTAAACTTAATTTGTTATATTTAGACATATCCCTAGGTTTTCTAAATTTTTTTATTAAGTTTGATAAAATACCCATTATTCCAAAAGATGGGAATGCATCTCTCATTTCTCCAAAATTTGTTTTGTCTGTATAATACCCAGGACCAGAAGGGCCAGTCATATTTAAACTATAATTCCTCATTGGATCTCCAAATGCAGGTAAACCTTTTATGCCTCTATAACCTGGCGCACCTCTACTAAATAAATTTCCAAGAAAACTTGGTTGTCCATAAGATTTATAAGCAGATGCCATGTGTTTTCTTTTATAAGTTCCATCGGGTTGTTTAACATTCATCCATTCAGGAAGATCAGAATATTGTCTAGTTCTTGGACCAGTTTGTACAGTTTGACCAATATTTTTTTGACCAGTTAAAATTGACTTCATGTGAGCTTCATTTCTAGCT